CTTAAGAATGCGAACCTGGGCGGAGTCTTGATGGTCCAAGCCGAGGAGATGACTGAGGAAGACTTTTGGTTCCTAAGAGGACGACTCAGACGCAAAGAAGGCACCAGGCAGTTAAGACTTGAGTGCAATTACGACGGTAAGAACTGGATTTATTCGCTCTTTAACATAAAGAAAACCGGCAGGCTGATTACAACCAACACCTTTGATAATCAGGAGAACCTCCCGCCTGACTACATCCCAAATTTGATGAAACTCCCGAAGAAACTTCAGGAGCGACACTTATATGGGTCAGACCAGGACATGGAAGGCCAGGTGTGGGATGAGTTCTCAGAGTCGCGCCATTTAAAAGACCCCTTTGACATCCCCAAAGAGTGGTACCGAATTGTGGTCCTAGACCACGGTGTCAGGAACCCAACAGGCGTCTTGTGGGGAGCGGTCGACCACGACGGAAATGTCTTTATCTACGACGAGCATTACGAGCGGGAGAAACCGATTTCGTATCACTCGGAACAGATCAAGAAGCGGGACAACCAGAACGTTTCAGATTGGCTGGCCGACCCATCGATCTTTTCAAGGACGCAACAGAAAGCCGGGAAGATTTACTCAGTCGCTGATGAATACCAAGACCATGACCTGTATTTCCAGCCCGCTAACAACTCAGTCTTAGCCGGGATCAACAGGGTCAATGAGTACTTTAAGTCAGATAAGTTATTCATCTTTAAAAATTGCACCAACACATTAAACGAAATCGGCGGCTACAAGTGGAAAAGACTCAAACCGGGACAAGAGAAAAACGAGCCTGAAGAGCCGGTTAAGCACAACGACCACTTATGTGACGCACTCAGGTATTTGATCATGTCGCGTCCAGAGGCGCCGGTTCAAAAGACAGTCATTAGTTACGAAAAGCACGCAGAAGTGACATTCGATCCGTTCATGATCGAGGAAAAAACAGAACAAATAGACGTGGGCGGGGTAGAGGCGTGAGTGAAGCCGTGTTTAAGAAAGAAAAATGAATGCCTCTATCAGGCAATCGAAGGCAACACCAAGACCTGTGAGGCAAGTAAGCAAATCTTTAAGACCTGTGAGTACTGCGGACAAGGTAAAAAGCCCTGGTCCCAGATCCTCAAAGAAAAACAGATGCACGACAACATCCTAAGGAAGCATGGAAGAATATAAAAACTACGCAACCGACCCGATCCTGGCTAAAGAGGCCTATCAATTCGTGATGGACTTACACGCTAGTCTCAAGAAGAAAAGAAAGCCCCTTGAGTCGGTGTGGGCGGAGTGCCAGGATGCCTACCGTTGTGTTGAGTCCAAGACCTGGTTTCAGGGCGCCGGCCCTTACTGCTCTCCAGACCTAAGAGACGCTGTTCTCACCATCGTCCCCAAAGTCACCAAAGCCATCTGGTACACAGATATCCCATTTGATCTGGTGCCCGTGGGCGAGGAAGGCGAAGACCAGGACCTATCCGAAATAAACCAAAAGGTTTTGGAGTGGGACTTTAGAAACCTCAAGGTTTATTTGAAGTACGTAGACGCCATGTTTCAGAAGGCGATCTACGGCACGACGATTGTTAAGACGCCGCCTCATTTCGAGTGGATCACCAAAAACATCAGAGAGTATCAGCAAAAAAAGCTCCTCGGTTTTCCGATGGGCAAAAAAGAACTCACATGGAAGCGTGACATGGTCCGTGAGTTCATGGGAACAGACCTTATCCCTGTGGACATTATGGACTTCTGGATTGACCCAGCCACCATTTCTCATGGGTCGAAAGACGCAGTTGAGTACGGAGACTGTATTGAGTCCATTGTCTTAAAAAAGACCGACCTTGAGGAAGGAAAGAAATCTGGAATCTACGTCAATTTAGACAAGATTGAAAATGACTTTGTGGGCTCTAAGCGAAAAGACAACGACGGATCGACCAAGTCAAGAATCAAGCGCGCAGGCCACATAGACCAGCCGGAAGAGGGTGGAAAGAAACAGTCTAGGGGAAATAAGTCCTATGAGATTAAAGAGTGCTATGCCGACTTTGACCTGGGCCGTGGTGTTGAACCCTGTTTGATCGTTATTGGAGCTGACAAAGAATGTATCAGGCTTCAGCCGTGGGAGGGTGAGAAGCCGTATTTATCCTCTCGTTATTATGGGAATGGCTACAACAAGGAGTTTTACGGGACAGGGATCATAGAACCCAATTTGTCCAATCATTACGAGCGAAACGCTACTCGTAAACAAATGATCATGGCCAGAACGATCGGTCTCAATATGGAAATCCTCTCTAATCAGAATGGTATTCCTAACAAACCTGACAAGTTAAGATCAGCCGCAGGAAAAGTCCACTACGTAAAAGACATTAACGGCATTAAGCCATTTGAAAAGCCGATTGGACCCGTTCTGACCTCAGGAATGGCGTATGAAAACTTGCTCAAAGAAGAAACGCGCAACTCAACGGGGAATACTTTAGCCATTTCAGGCCAGCCAACCCCACAGAACTCGACTGCGGCCGGAATTAATCTTCTCCAGACCTCAGGAAATGAGAAATTTACGCTACCTTTACAGACAGATGAGACTGGGCTCCTTGAGCCTTACGTTAAACGCTGTCTTCAGAACAACATCGACTACCGAAAAGAAGACTTTGTCATCAGGCTCACCGACAAAAAGCCATTAAGAGTATATCCCGACAAACTCTCCGCCAATTTTGATGTCTATTCCAAAGGATCAAGCGAGCTTCAGAACAAACAGATTAGACAAGCCGGTCTTTTAAAGGCCTGGGAGATAGATATTCAGGCGGCACAGATGGAAGCGATGATGTATGGACAACCGCTGACGAAATTCTTTGAACTCAAGAAAGAAATCCACGCCAATTTAGGACTCTCAAACCCTGATCAATTCTTAATCGACCCCAAAGACCTGGCTAATCCACAGATGCAACTCCTCCAACCCGAGGCTGAGTGGGTACTGCTAAAGCGTATGGCTGATGGCCTTGCTCCGATGATGCCTATTTTGATCCAGCCGGGGGAAGACTACAAAGACCACTACGAAAAACACAAAGCCAAGATGATGACTGAAGAGTTTAACGCGCTTCCAGATCAGGCGAAGCAAATTTGGACGCTTCACATTTTAGCTTATGAGCGAGTCCTTGGGTTTTTAGAGTCCCGCAAGAAAGAAGCCGAGCAGGAGAAGGTCTTAGAGGGTAAAGAAGTGGCGGTCAGTCAATGATCTGCCCTTATTGCAAAACAACTGAGCCTTGGGCGTTTCAGAAAAGCCCTAAAGTCATTTGCCTCAATTGTCAGAACTATGCTCAAAAGGGGATCTGGGAATGAGAACCGAAGAAGCCCAAAAGACCATTTCACTTGGTGATTTGTGGTCTCAATTCAAAGAGACTTTGTTCTATTCAGAGCTTAAGAAAATGATGGATGAGAAAACTGAGGAATTAAAGCAGGAGATTGTCGACAAAACCATTTCCAAGAACTACGAAGAAGCCCAGGTCAGCGCCTGGGTGTTGAAAGGGCTTAATATTTTAGATGAATTTTTAGATGCTCATATTTCAGCGGCGCATGAATTGATTTTAGAAGAAAAAGAACAAAAGACTTATGAATCTCACATTAAAAAACACGTCAGATAATTTTTCGGCAGGAACAAGGGCTAATTACCCCTCCAAATGTGCAGGCATGCACAGCCGAAGCAGGGGATTTTCTGGACAAATGTTTTTGAGAGCCGCCTCGGAACATTGGTTCAAATTTCCCCTGAACTTTTAAGGAGCAGTCATGGAAGAAATCGTAACAGCACCCGAATCAACGCAAGCGCCCGTCGAGACCAAACCAGAAGACATCACGACTCTTTCCAGCGATCAAATCGCTGAGAAGTTAAAGTCGTCAGATCCCGTAAACACAGTGAAGCCGGCCGAGACCAAGCCTGCCGAGGTTACAAAACTAGCCGAGGAAGAGTGGTTCGACAAGGCCCATGGGTTTAAGACCAAAGAAGACGCGATTAAGTCATTCGGGGAAGCCGCAAACAAGATCCGTGAACTCGCTGAACAGAACAAACAGGTTATGAGTGAGCTTGAAAAGACCAAGCAGACCAGGACATTGTCTCCTGAAGAACAGCAAAAAGAGCAGGCCATCAAACAGTGGCAGTTAGAAAACAAAACAGCCATCGACTTTCTAAAAAAAACCATTTTAGAAGAAGTCAACCAGACAAAAAAAGAAGAAGACTCGGTCAAGGAAGTGATCGACACGCGTAAGTCTTGGTATGAGGAGTTCCAAAAAGACGACAAGCGCAAGGAACTCTGGCCCAAGATGGAAGAAACATTCAACAAATACGGCTATGACGCACAGTCCCGTTATCAAGGTTTTATGGCGTCAGTAGACAAAAATCCACTAGCAGTCCTAGAGGCCATGGCCTTTAAAGAAAATTTCCCGAATATTCTCGAGAACCTCAAAAAAGAGGCCATCGAGCAATACAAAGAACAGCTTAAGCAAGCGGCAGAGGCGGAAAAGAAGTCAAAGACAGCGGTTCCCGGCGGACCAAAGAGTCTTGCGGGGGACATTGATGTCTCAAAAATGTCAGCTTCCGAAATCGCTGACCTCTTACCAAGGGGCGAATAGGACTGACTGTCGCACGATGATATTCGTCTTGGTGTGGTTTGACCTGTGGTTTCTGGTCGGAACCCTCATCATGAAGATGTTGTCGTAGGAGATTAAAGAATGAAAAGTTTTATCACACGGTTACTCGCGTTTTTCTCAAATGAGCGTGGCGCGACGTCAATCGATCCAATGAACATCAGCACCACACAGCCTCAGTACCTTTTGTCGGTCTATTATGACAAGAGACTGCTTGAGCGTCTCAAACCCGTTCCGGTGATGTATGAAATGGGCCAAAAACGGTCTTTACCCAAGGGTGAAGGCAAAGTCGTTAAGTGGTCCCGTTTCCAAAACCTCGGTGACGCAGGGGTGTTGTCGGAAGGTACTCGTCCGACTCCGCTGGTTGTCTCTGCGGTTAACGTCACGGCAACGCTGGCCCAATACGGCGATTATACGGCTGTTTCCGATTTCGTGGAAATGACCGTAATCTCGTCCGTTGTCGAAGGCTCGATTGACGTCTTCGCAACTCAGGCTGGTAGCTCGATTGACAAAATCGTGCGTTACGCGCTGTTTGGTGAAAAAACGGGTTCGACCTACAAAGACTCGAACACGTTTAACATCTCAGCATGGCAACGTGCCGGTCTTGCAGGCGCGGGTTCCACATCGACTTTCTCAGCTCTTCACGGAAAGACGATTGGTTTCCCGGTTCAGCTTTGCGGAGCCCTCTCTGCCAATGCCGGACGTTTCAAGGCGTTTTCTTCTGTCGCGGGTCTTTCGACCTACGCACAGCATAAGTTCCCTCTTGCTGTCGCAGACATTAGAAAAGCCGTACAGACCTTGCAGGAAGCCAATGTCCCGACGTTTGAGGACGGTTACTACATCGGTTTTATTCATCCAACCGCCGCCGCCGGTCTCAAAAGAGACACGCAGTGGCAGAATTGGAATCAATATTCCGGTGAATTGACCAAGGCGACCATGTACAAGGGCGAGCTTGGAGAAGTGGAACGCGTGCGTTTCGTTTCTTCGACTCTGGTCATGAAACGGCCCCTCGTAAAAGGCAATGTCTTAAGCGCCTGCTTTACCACGATTGTCGGTAAAAACGCTTACGGTGTTGTTGACTACGATGGCGGTCAGCATGTGTACGTGAAACAGCCCAATAATTATGACACGTCAAATCCTCTCAATCAGTGGACCACCATTGGTTGGAAGATCACGATGGCGGCTCGTATTCTCGAGTCTTCACGTGGCGTTCATATTATGAGCATCTAGTATTGAACAGGTACTGGCGGGGGGTCAAACCCCCGCCTTACCCCTAACAAATTTAACTATGGCGAAAAAGAAGAAAAAAATAAAACGCGGTTGCTAGATGAAGTGCCTAGTAACCGGTATTAATGGTTTTGCCGCCTCACACTTGGCGGATCACCTCTTAGAGTTGGGTCATGAAGTCATCGGCACACAGAGAATCAGATCCCTGCGTGACAATATCAAGCACCTAAAAATAAAGACTGTGGTGATGGAACTCCACGACCCGTTTGGAGTCGACCACGTCATCAAGACTGTCAAACCCGAAGTCGTATTCCACCTAGCCGCACAGTCTTTTGTCGGCTGGTCTTGGACCAACCCAGAAGAAACACTCAAGACCAACGTCTTGGGAACGGCCTATCTTTTAGAAGCAATTAAACGCCACACACCCACAGCCCATATCCATATCGCCTCCAGCTCCCAAGTCTATGGGAAAGTTTTTGAACCGATGGGTAAGGATACGCTGTTTAACCCCATGAACCCCTATGACACTTCCAAACTTTCTCAGGACATGTTGGCACTCCAGTATTTTAATTCTTACGGTCTTCACATTGTCCGTACTCGTGCTTTTAATATTTCTGGCCCTCGCCGTGGAGAGTCTTTTGCTGAGTCTAGCTGGGCGAAGCAGATCGCTGATATCGAAATGGGTAATCAGGAAGCGGTCATCAAACACGGGAACTTAGAATCCGCCAGGGACTACATAGACGTCAGAGACGTAGTTAAAGCCTATGCCTATCTTGGTATCAACGGAAACCCAGGAGAGCTTTATATCCTGGGCTCAGGTGTTCCCAGAAAAATGAGCGAAGTCTTAAATACCCTTTTGACTTTAACAAACACACAGATTGTTAAAGTCGAAGACCCTGAGCGCATGAGACCCTCGGATACGCCGACCATGCAGGCCAAAGACTCGGTTTTAAATCTAATCGTAGACAATCCCATTCCATTTGAACAAACGATGCAGGACTTACTTGACTACTGGAGGACTAAATCTTGATCTCTCTCGCTTCTGCAAAAATTCCTTTTAACGCTTACCTCAACGTCTTTGATTGTCTTTGGTCTGAAAGAATAGGACGGGGTAAGTATGTAGACCGCTTTGAAAAACTGGCCGCTGAATACTTCGGGGTCAAACACTGTATTGCCGTATCAAGCGGAACGCTGGCAGATGTGATCCTCCTTTCAACACTCAAAGAGTTGCATCCAGGGAAAGACGAAGTGATCCTGCCGGCGTTTACGTTTATTGCTCAAGCTAATGCAGTTTTGTGGGCGGGACTTAAGCCTGTATTTGTGGATGTGAATGATGATATGCAGATCAGCTCAGAAGCACCATATCATTTAAAAGAAAAGACACTGTGTGTTTTTCCAGTTCATTTGATTGGAAAGAGTGCCATTTCTCATATGTTCAAATTCACAAAGACAGTCGTTCCTATCGTAGAGGACTGCTGTGAGGCGATGGGTGGTGTTGAAAATGGGATTAAATTTGGCACCATCGGCCTTGCTGGCGCATTCTCCATGTACCCAAGCCACACAATCACAACTGGTGAAGGTGGGCTTATTATCACCAATGATGACGAGTTCCACAAAATTGCACGATCCATCCACAACCACGGTAAATGGGGCGGGGCTGACTTTAACTTTAAGTATTTAGGCACGAACGCCAAGATGACCAATCTTCAGGCGGCTATTGGCTGTGAGTTAATCAAGACCATTGATGATGTGAATGTGAAACGTCGCCACAATGTAAGTCTATACAATTCTCTTCTAGACAAGAATTTCTACGCCTCAGCCCCGCATTGTTACCCAGTCTTCTATGATTCTCAAAAAGACCGCGATGATGCCCTTAAAGTCCTAGCTGATTACGGAATTGAGTGTAGGAAGTTAATGGGCTGTGTCCCTGACTCAGAACCCTATGTCGTAAGGTTCGGCATTCCGAGACCAGATCAGTATGTAAACGCAAGACGCCTCGCCAATACAGGCCTTTTTGTCCCCATTCACCAGAACCTAACCAAAAAGCAAATTGAATATATCT